AGTTTTTGGTTTTCTTCTTCCAAATATTGAATCAACATGGCGACATAGATATCTCGTTCCCAAGGTATCATATTTTCAAGTTCGGTAAGACTATACTTATGGTGTTGCATCAAGGAAAAGTTAGTCTTGTAGTAATTTCTTAAATCATCATAACCAAGTATTAGCCGAAAAAACTTTCGAGCCCTTCCACATCCAAGTGGTGTTCAAAACCACATTTGGAACAAGTCATATCAATTTTCTTAGATAATTTAGGAATACTATTGAAGAACTTTTCTAGTTTTTCAAATTGTTCTTGGTTCAATTGTTCAATAAACTCAATCAATTCCTCAACTGAAGATTCTTTCGCATAATGAAATTGCTCACCATCATAAACATATTCAATTGATTGAGCCAGCATATTAAAAGTAACTTCTGTAATGTCTTCCATTTCAATAGAGTCTTTAATTAACTTGAATGGTGGATATTTCATTTTAACGACAATTTTATCTGTCAGTTGAATTTCTGGATCCACATATTCTTCTTGTACAGGTTTGACCTCAGTCAAATCAATTTTGGCTTCCATAATGTTGCCACAGACTTTATCTTCAACTTCATTATTACAACGATATTTTGATTCAGATATTTCACCAACAGACTTTGCTCTCAGTTGTATAAAGTAATATTCAATGTCTATAATTGGCAATTCATCAACATCAACATCTTTTGTGAGAGTGCATACATCTAATATTTCTCGCACATTATGTTGAATTGTTTTTGCATCAGATGACTCTAATGCCATCATCAAGGCTTTTTGTTCCTTGATTAGGTAAGGTCTAAACTTAATTGTTTTTTTAGAAAGCGGTAATTCCAATTCATATGTTGGCACTTCAAGTTTTGGTAAAGCCATAATAACTCCTTAATAGTATAAATCAGTTCTAATTGTTTCAATTCCTTGGGCCATAGTATTAATCCCAGTTCCTATTGCCCCAGCAGCTGTACCACCAAGGCCTCCTAATTCAACTACAAGTGAATTTATACCAGCATCCAATAGTTCCATTCCCAAAGATTGTAGTGAATTATTTTTCCAGTATGTGTATGCAAATGTTATGGACAATTTATGATATCCTTCGCCATTCCAGTCTAAGTCCAATTGATTCATAGAAATTGGATATGCATCATATAGATTTACTGAATAAGTCAAATCATTTGTTACTGAATACTGGTTTATTGTAATTGTTGTTACATAGTTTTCTTTATATCTCCAATTATAATTATATGCTGGATTGATATAATTCAGCCACGCATCAAACAACAATTTAGATTGCATATCATCATCAAGTATAAATGTTAGGTCAATGTCAGTATATGTTGTTTCATATGGATATTTTTCTACTGGACCATATGATTTTTGTTCAGCTGTTGCAAATGTTCTGCCTGGAAGATTAGCATTCTCACATCTGTATGTGAGTTGTCTTGCCGATTTAACATAAGGCAACAAAGTTAGTGGTATAGGAATAGATACATCAAACCTATTTTGTCTGGATAAATCACCAGTAAAACTTGATTTGAAATCGTTGATACTTCTTGTCATTTATGAATTCCTTATGTCTTCGACAGAATCTTTCCAGACTTCTGTTGGTTGAGCCTTCTTGAATTGTTGTATTGGTAAATAAATTGCAACGTCCCACTCATTAGGTTCCACTGCCAGAATCCTGGATTTTATGTGGTTGTATAGGTAATATTTGATACAAGGCCTGAACTCTTTTAACTTAGATGATGCGTCCAACATTGGATAGGTGATTCGGATGCGTTTAATTTCATCGTCATCATTGTAAATTGCAAAGTTCAATAGTTTCCGCATGAATAAGATTCTATATCTAAGTGGTAGATAGTGTATGTTTAACCCAATAAAACCATCTGATTGACGTTTCAAAGGTAAAACAAGTGGAAATCTATCATAATATGGCAAGTCATTTTTACCTTTGGGATCATAAACAAAATAGTACAACCCACCCATTAAAAATTTTTGTCTGTCAGCAGGCCTGGTCCAACGGGTCTTTTCTTTTGTTATAGGAATAGATAATCGGCCAGGATTTCTAAGACCGGCGACTTTTTGCATTAACCATTTTAGAGACTCTTGGCTCATCGTTGGATGTTGAGCCTGAAGTTTTTCTTCAGTTATTGTGGTGAGTATGGATTTTGTTGTCATCGGATATTTAGTTATAGTCCGAGATGGTCTTCCGTTATAAGTTTGAATTCCCAACCACGGTCTAAACAATATTCTGTGGCGGCTTTCCATTTGGCCTGATTGACACCCCATGTCACAACTTCTTGGATATACTGTTTTGTGACTCTTTTCTTTTTATCTGGTTCCATAGTTTGTTTCTTGGGCTTCACTTCAAGCATCATAGTTCTAAGTTTACCATCTTTATCACGCACTTTAACGACAAAATCAGGAAAATAACGGTGCATACGATTATCTACAGGAGATTTGTATGGAATTATCACTTCTTCTGAGGCCCAAGACACAATATTTGGATTTTTGTCGAGCCAATTCATCACCCGGCATTCCCATGATGAACGATAAATGATGTTTTTGTAATCCCCTACGTATTTTTGAGGATTTGAAGGTCGGAATGTTCCAGAATATGCCATAAATATATGTATAACCTTTTCCTAAAAAAACATGGCAATCATAACAATACCAACATCAATTAGTGGCATAACCATACCCAGCTTTGGCGGTGGTGGTGGACCTTTGGATTCGTTGTATCAATCAGGTGGATTACCTTTCTACAAATATCCTAGAGATTTAGGAAGTTCGACCAGAAGCCATTCAGTAGTTTTTACAATTAAAAAAATTAAAGAAGTCCCATTTAGTGAAGTTGTTGCTCAAAGCGTACAGTTTATTACTGGATCCGAAAACACTGTTGGTGGTGTCATAGGACGAGCAGTAGACTCGGCTGCGGATCTTGCCGACCAAGCAGCTGCGGTGGCAAAGCAAGGCCTTGGCGCAATCGCTGAAACAGTTAATAGAGGTATGTCACAAGTTTCACAATTTGTTTCAAAAAGAGAAGTTCAGAATCAAGCAGTTATTGCACTGTATATGCCAGAAACAATGTCATTTACAAATGAAGCCACATACGATGGATCCACAACTTTGGCCAGTGCGGCTGGAGCTTTGCCGGCAATTGGAGGTTTGATTAGGTCTGTAACTAGTACATTAAATGATAATGATGCATTAAAATTAGGTTTGAATAAAATGGGTTATGTTTTTAATCCACAAAAACAAATGTTATTTCAAGGTATTGAGTTTAGACAATTCAATATGTCCTTCACATTCACTCCATATTCTTCAAAAGAAGCACAAGATGTTAAAGAAATCATCAAATTGTTTAGGAAATGGTCTGCTCCACAAAAAACTCAGGCCGCTGGAGGTATGTTTTTTAATCCACCAGCAGTTTTTCAAGTAGACTTTAAATTTAACAATTCACAAAATTTGAATATACCAAAATTAAAAGATTGTGTAATCACATCCGTAGAAGTCAATTATGCACCAAACGGAATGTGGTCAGCTCATAGTGACGGTGCACCAGTGCAAACAACTGTAACATTGGCGCTGCAAGAAATGGACCTAGTTGATAGATCAGATATCGAAAATGGATATTAAAAATGCAATATTTTAAAAATTTACCAAAAGTAACATATACGGATAAAAATAGAGTATCCACAGTCTACACTAATTTAATGGCTAGGGTGAGTTTTATTCCTGAAATGTTGAATAATGGTTTGAATTTTTATTTGTATGACGTACAAGATGGCGATACACCAGAAATTGTTGCACATAAGTACTATAATGATGTTAGTCGTTTTTGGATTGTTTTATATTGTAATGAAATGATGGATCCTCAATGGGATTGGCCATTATCACATTCACAGTTTAATAATTATGTTGAAGGTAAGTATGGTAATAATTTAAATGGCACACATCATTATGAAAAAGTAATTACCAAAGCAAGTCGTGGAACAGTAAATGACCAAACAGTAGTGGAAAAATTTGTTATTTCAGGTGAAGAATTTATAAACTATCCATATGGTATTGGTCCAACTAAAACTTTTCAGTTACCTAAAAGTAAGGTTACAGATCCCACAACATTTGTAGACGTATCAATTCAGACAGTTGCTGTAACAAATTATGAATATGAACTTAGTCTAAATGAAAGCAAAAGAACTATAAAATTGTTAAATAAATTATATGCAGATCAATTAGAATCAGAATTTACTAAATTAATGAGTTGAAATGGAAAATACAGAAGCAAAAGACGGTTTAATATATCCACAAGATTTCAGTTTAGATGCGATAGACATAATAACCGATGGTCAACAAGTATATAAACTTAAAAATCTTCTTGTGGAGTTGTCTTTTTTTGAGGATATTTACGCATTTGCTTGTTCTGGATATGTTATTCTAAAAGATGCTGTAGGATTGATTGAAACATTAAAATTACATGGTACTGAATTTATTAATATTGCTTATGGAAAAACTAGAAGTGAGGATCCTGCCGCAAAAATCATAAGAACTTTTCGCATATACAAAATTGGTAATAGAAAACCTTCCGGAAACATAAACTCCGAATTCTTTACAGTTTATTTTTGTTCCGAAGAAATGTTATTATCTGAACAATTAAAACTATCAAAAGGTTTTAAAGGCCAACAAATCTCTGATATTATTAAAACTATATTAACAGACCAAAATTGTTTAAATGTAAAAAATAAAAAGATTCAGTATATTGAACCAACTTTTGGAACATATGATTTTGTTATACCTAGATTAAAACCATTTGAAGCAATTAGTTGGTTATCGACTTATGCAAGACCTATTGGCCGTCAAGGTGCTGACATGTTGTTTTTTGAGACAAATGATGGATTTTATTTTAGGTCATTACAATCAATGTTTGCTGAAAGTGTATATGGAACGTATATACACAAACCCGCCAACATAAACAATTCAGACTTGGCCTCAGGATTAAATACGGTTTTAGAATATGAATTTGTTAAGACATTTGATTCATTAGAAGCAACAGAATCTGGAATATATTCTAGTAAATTGATAACAATTGATCCACTAACAAGAACACAAAAAATAACCAATTTCAACAAAAATGACTTGAATGGATACAGTGCTTCGGGAGAAGGTACGAACCGGTTAGGTAAAAAACAAACAGAAATGTATAACTCCTCATTAAAATTGGCTTTCAGTAATTCTGGTGAAAAAGACAAGGCCTATATAAAACAAAATGCATCTGGTGTTTCAAACGATATTTACATTGAAACTTATGTTCCTAATAGAACTGCACAAATTGCATTAGCTAACTATACTGTTATAAAGGCAATTATACCTGGTGATACCGAAATAACTGCTGGAAGAACAGTTAATTTTCAATTGTACAGTAATAATTTTGATCCAGAGATGAGCAATAGAGAATTTGATAAATTCTTTTCTGGTAAATATCTTGTGACTGCTGTTAGACATGTAATACAATCACAAGGTGTTTTTCAAACAATTTTGGAACTGGCAAAAGAAAGTTTAAAATCTTCTTATCCTTCACCAAGTTATTCAAACATGGAATATAAAGATATTGTAAATGCATAATTTTATTGGAAAAGACAGTTTTGTATGGTGGGTTGGTGTTGTTGAGGACAGAAGTGACACACTGGCTCTTGGTCGATGCAGAGTAAGAATTTTTGGTTGGCATACAGACAATAAATTAGAGTTACCAACAGATAATTTGCCATGGGCTTTACCAATGTATCCCGTAAATAATTCAAATTCTTTTATGCCACCAAGAATTGATGACTGGATTGTAGGGTTTTTTATGGACGGTGAATCGGCACAAGCACCAGTGATGATGGGTGTTTTACCCGGATTGATACCAACATAAGAAGGAATAATTTATGGCAGCTGTAACACAACCTCTACCAATTGTAGGAGGTCCAAATTTAAAACCACCTGTTGGTGCAGAAAATGATGGACAAATACCTGGTCAACCATCATTAAATGCTGCAGCTAGGGGTATTGTTAATGGAACTTCGGTAGGTAATACAAATAAACAATTGGCACACGTTTGTGATTTTGTTTCTGAGATGCAAAAGAATATAGAATTGAAAAAATTCTTAAAAGCGGTAGCAAATCAAATTCGAGAAGGCATACGTGCAATTATGAGATTACTTGGTATAACTGACGCTACAGGCCAATACTCATGGTTGATAGATAAATTAAAATCTATAGCAAGAGAATTAAAAAGAATACAGAAAGAAATTATTCAACCAATCATTGATTTTGAAAAATATGTTTTAGCTTACATTACAAAATTAAGAGAAATTGTACAATGGATATTAGGTCTACCAGCAAGATTTTTGGCTTTACTAAGAGATTGTTTATCTAGATTATTAAAATTGATTGGTAGTGTTTTTAGTGATTTTTTTGCAGAATTGTCTGGTGGCCAAACAAATTCAGAATTAACAGAATTGGTTTCTGCGGCCAAGGAAGTTGCATCTGAAGCATATAAAACTGTAAATTTGGCTGGTGTTGCAGTAGCCGGAGCAGTTGCAATACCTGTGGCTGCAACAGCTGGTTTGTTGATTCCTGTTAATGCGGCTGATTTGGCTGCAGCCAACACAACAATTGCAAATTATACATCTACATTTGCTTCAGCAAATACGGTTACAGCAAGTACAAGTGTTACAGCAAAACAAGGAACACCAGCTTAAATTATGAGTACAATCAATACACCACCAACGGATAACCTGTGGACAGAACCAGAATCTGCCGCTAATATGGATAATGGACCAATCTATCCGTACAATAATGCAACAGTTACGGAGTCTGGTCATAAACTTGAAATGGATGACACACCGAGTCGTGAACGTGTTCGTTTATCGCATAGAACAGGAACTTTTATTGAAATGCATCCAAATGGTGATGAGGTACATAAAGTTTTTGGTGATGGTTATGAAATCACAATTAAAAACAAGAATGTTTTAATCAAAGGATCATGTAACATTCAGATAGAAGGTAATTGTAATATGAATGTTCTGAAAGACATGAACGTTCAGGTTGCTGGTGATTATAATTTACTGGTACAAGGTAAAACAAACATAAGGTCACACAAAGACATTTCAATTTCTGGTGATGATGATGTTTCTATATCAGCAAATGAAAATTTTGGTGGTTCTTTAAGATTAGCGGCCGCAGACCATTTTTATTTGGCTTCAGATTTAGTTGTTGGTGGTTCAATTTCTGCTGACATAATTAATGCTGAAACTAGGGTAAATGCAGGAACCGGTGTGTTTGCAGGACCACTTGGATTTGTTTCTGGTTTTGGTGGTTTGTCATTGGGTATTCCGTCACCATTAACTCCGATTGCGGTTCCTGGTTGTATTAACACAATAGGTTCAATCACATCTATGACTTCGGTTAATGCACCTTTGGCCAATTTTGCTTATGCAAATATTGGTATCATGGATGCAGTTTTAATGTCTGATATTATAAATTCCTCTATCTTTAATTATCATCAACATTTTGGTGTTCATGGTATAACGACTACACCTTTGTCCAATTTCGCAGGAGTTTGATATGGCAACAGTAAATAATGCAACCGGTGTTTTTGCCACATTAGGTTATAATTTTGATGATCCTAATGGTCAAATAACCACACTTTCGGCCAATGCACAAGCACACTTGAACAGTATGCCACCCTTTATTACAACTTGGCAGGCTCAAGATATTAGAAACAACGATGTTGGTGGATATTATCAAAATCCAATCATTTCACAACTAACTAACATTAAAAACACTGTTTTATTAATATTACAAAAATCTGGAGCCAACGGTTTATCAAATATAAGATCATCATCAGTTGCTTTTGCAAACACCGCAAATGCATTTATAGAACACACAAATAGATTGTCTGGTGTAACACCATTTACAGGTTTCGATCAAGTAAATCCTTATCTTGACCAAGCGGTAATTGCTGGTAAAACAGCTCTTTATGTGACAAATCAAACAGATTCTATAAAAAACACAGCTCCAATATTAGGAAGTTTTACTAGTTTAATGATTGGACCACAATTACAAGCAAATGCAAATGTTATATCAACATATCCTGCGGAAATTCAAGCTGGTATTGATAACCCATATACCACAAACTCAGTTTTAATACCATCCCGTGTACAAGAGATGAATACATACATTCAATCTGCAAATACATTTTTGGCCAATAGAATGAATTCTGATATAAATTATTACGGAAATTTAAAGACTTTTGTTGATAAGTATAATCAAACCAAAAAATTCACTAAACTGGGTGAAACTGAACAATACTTATATATCAATTTTATTGGTACTGATAAATTGAAATCAAGAATTTCATAATTTTCGAATTTTTGCGTTCCGGCCCAAGAATTTTCTCCGACAGCTTCCAAATTTCAAAAAAGCGTTTTACTCCTAGACATAAATAAAAGATGGCACAAACACTTACAAAACTGTACTCCGACATAGATTTCACGTTCGCTAGACGGCCGGTGGTGGGTGATGTTGCATTGAGTTATGATGGCCAGGCGATTATTCGTTCAATAAGAAACATACTATCAACAAAAAAGTATGAAAAGTTGTTTAATCCATCATTTGGTACAAATATTGATTCTTTATTGTTTGAACCAATATCAACAATAACATCCAGTGCATTGCAACAAGAAATTTCAAATGCTATAAGGAATTATGAGCCTAGAGCAATTCTTAAAACTGTCATTGTTTCTCCAAAAGAAGATAAGAATTTATACGAAGTATCATTAACTTTTTATTTGGTAAATGCAACACAACCAACTACTGTAACAGTTTTTTTAGAGAGAAATAGATAAAATGGCAGGAGCTAACACAAATTTCAACATAACGGAACTAGACTTTAATAATATTAAAGATAGTTTTAAAAATTATCTCAAGAATAATGGCGTTCTTCAGGATTATAATTATGAGGGTTCTGCATTATCCACAATAATTGATTTGTTGGCATACAACACACAATATAATGCATATTATCTGAATATGGTGGCCAATGAGATGTTTTTGGACACTGCATTACAAAGAAATTCAGTTGTTTCACAAGCCAAATTACTAAATTATGTACCAAAATCTGCATTGGCACCATCGGCATCAATCAATTTGACAATATCAAATGTGAATGATACTTCATTGACATTACCAAAATATACATTGTTTTTATCTGAAGCGGTTGATGGGGTCAACTATAATTTTGTAAACACCGACTCACATACAGTTGCCGTTACAAATAATACCGCATTTTTTGAAAATGTAACACTCAAACAAGGTACAGGAACAACAATAACATATCAAGGTAGTAGTGTAGTAGGTTACAAATTTAAAATCCCAGATATCAATGTTGACACAACAACATTGTTGGTTTCGGTTCAAGAATCCGGTTCAAACAACTATACATCAACTTTCACAGAAGCTTCCAATTTTCTTACATTATTACCAAGTTCAGAAGTTTATTTCCTACAAGAAGGACTGAATGGTTACTATGAAATATATTTTGGTGACGGCATTTTAGGTAAAAGAATTTCTGAGAATAACATAATAAATGTATCTTATGTTTCAACTCAAGCTGGTTCATCAACTGGTGCAAATAACTTTATATTAATGCAATCTGTTGCTGGATATGCAAATTCAGCAATTTCACCGTTAACACCAGCTTCTCAAGGTTCTACAAAAGAATCAATTAGTTCAATTCGTTTTCATGCACCTAAATCATATGCTTCACAAGGTCGTGCTGTAACTAAAGAAGATTACATTACGGCAATTCAACAAAACAAATTAGGTTATTCATTCGATTCGGTTAGTGTTTGGGGTGGCCAAGAAAATGATCCACCAGTTTATGGGCAAGTATTCATTGCGATGAAACCAACCGGTTCATACACAATAACAGAAAACCAAAAATTAAAATTAATAAAAGATGTATTAAAACCAATATCAATGTTGACAGTTGAACCGGTAATTATTGATCCTGATTATACTTACATACAAATTACTGCAAATGTATTGTATGATCCAAAAAGAACTACATCATCGGCCGATCAAATAAAAGCAGCAGTAAAATCGGCTATCAATGCCTATGCAAAAACAACTCTAAACACATTTAATTCTACTTTTAGAGCTTCCGATTTTAATAATAGAATAGGTACTGTCGATTCTTCTATCATCACAAATGAAATATCAATTCAATTACAGAAGAAATTTTATCCAAATCTATCAACGCCAACAACTTATAAATTATATTATGGTGCACCATTAAAACGTGGTTTGTTTTTGAGTGGTATAATAAGTTCACCTTCTGTTGTGTATAGAAATCCTTTGAATTTAGCACAAACAATTGATAGTTTATACATTGAAGAAGTTCCATCATCAACAGGTGGTGTGGAATCTATTACAATAACAAATCCGGGGTTTAGTTACCAAGGCCAACCAACAGTAACCATATTGGGTGATGGAACTGGTGCAACAGCAGAAGCTGTTATGACAAATAATGGAACAATAAAACAAATCAATGTTATAACAAAAGGAACAGGATATACTTCAGCCATACTTAAAATTACACCTGCGGTAGAAGATACTACAGGTTCATCAGCTGCAGGTATAATTACACTTGAAGGTCGTTATGGTACACTAAGATTATATTACAATGATACATCAAATGTCAAAACCGTGTTCAAAGGTAATATTGGAACTGTGGATTACAATTTGGGTGTTGTGACATTAAATTCATTTTCACCATTGAATGTAAATAATGATTTGGGATTATTAACGGTGAATGTGAATCCAACAACCACTATATTATCTTCATCATATAATAGAATACTTACAGTGGATGAATTTGATCCACAATCAATTATTGTTAACGTAACGGCCAAAACAACATGATAGAAAATGGCCATAAAACCTCATTACAGGTACTTGACCAATTACCTGAACATGTCCGTGACAACGAAGATTATAACAATTTCAAAGTATTTCTAAAGGCTTACTATGAATGGATGGAAACAACTGGTAAGGTAACTGACAGGTCTAAAAATTTACTATCTTATAAAGATATTGATAGAACAACTGATGAATTTTTAGACTATTTTACTAATGATTTTTTACCTTATTTTCCAAAAGAATCATTAATAAGCCAACAAGAGGCAGTAAAAGTCGCAAGGCAATTATACCAAAGTAAAGGTACACCATCATCATACGAATTTCTTTTTCGTGTATTGTACAATACTGATGTTGAAATATTTAACACTAAAGATTCGGTATTCAAGGCATCTGGTGGTACATGGTATATTTCAAAAAGTTTAAAATTATTATCAGCCAATCCATATTTCTTGCAAACAAAGAACTATAGAATTTTTGGTGAAATTTCAAAATCTATTGCAACAATTGAAGCTGCTGTATTGGTTGGAAGTAAAACAGAAATATTCATATCAAACATTGAAAGATTATTTAATTCTGGTGAAACTGTTAGAATTGTAGATTCAAATAATCAAGATGTTTTATTTGGTGGTAATGTACTTCGTGCAAAAATTGTTGGTCAAATTAGCCAAATAAAAGTTAGTCCAACAAGTCGTGGTTTAACATATCAACCTGGTGATCCAGTTGTAGTTTATGGTGGATTAAACGCAAACGTTGCAAATCCAATTGGCGCAACAGCAATAATTGGTGAAATTACAAAAGGTTCTATTCAACGTATCAATGTGTTGGATGGTGGTTATGGTTATTCTGCAAAACCAAATACAATTATTGTAATTGAAGATTCGGCCACAAGTGGTGCAAGGGCAAATGTTGCATCTGTATCACCATATCTACCTCCAACATTTAAAATAATTAATGGTGGTAGTGGTTATAAAATTAATGACTCAGTAATATATGAAGATTCAACTTTTGCATATGTAACTGAGGTTGATGCCAATGGTACCATAAAAAATATTAAATATAGTGAATCAGTTAATGCACAAGCTATTGTTGGTATAAGTGCATCAGTACGTTCTTCGAACTCACAAGCTACAGGTGCAATTGTACAAACTGCAACGGCACTAGGTAACGCAAGATCAAATGTAGCTTTTATACCAATTGATGTTATTGGATTTAAAAAGAATATTAAATTAAGTAATACGAATTTCTATTTTGCTAATGCTGCAACATCCACTAAAGATACAACACTTGCAAACGCATTTACTTTTGGTTCAATAACAACATATCCTATATCTTCTGTTTTTGTCGATAATGGTGGTGGCGGAATAACTAAAATTCCCGAAATAACTGCATTGTCTACATATGTGACAGAAGATTCTTTTGATGAATTTGCTGTTAGGTCTTCACTGAAATCACTTGGTATATTAGGACCAATTCAGATCAGTAATGGTGGCGCTGGTTATAGAGCGAATGATAGGATTATTTTTTCTGGTGGAAATGGTAATGGACCATATGCAAATGTAGTGAGTGTTGATGGAACTGGAGCTATTACATTAGTGGATTATTTTATTGATCCACAATATAGAAAGTATCCAAAATGGCCATTAGGTGGAATGGGATATAATAATGAATATTTACCTTCAGTGACTGTAACATCTGCAAACACATTAGCATCTGGCGCATCTTTATTTGTTCCTGGTATTCTTGGAACAGGTGCAAAACTTTCTCCAATTGTAGATAGAGCAGGTTCAGTAACAACAATTTCAATTGAAAATTATGGTGAAGATTATGAATTAAAACCTAATGTATCAATAAGAATACAAGATATTGTTGTATCTAATGTTGCGATTGAAAACTTACCACAAAAAGATGATGTAATCTATCAAGGTCCAACAATCAAGCTTGCATCATATTCTGCAAAAGTCAACTCAATTTCATTGTTGGCTGCTGATGCAAACTCTCAACTATCACTATACAATTTGAGAGTTTACAATTACGATTCTCAACCAAATCCAAAACTACCTTTGGTGATTGATAGTAAAAAAATCATACTACCAATGGCTAACTCGTTATTTCCACAATTTGTACAAACGTATGATTATTTTGATGCGGTTGGTAAACGAACGGTATACTCCAGAACTTATGATAAAACTGGTGTTATAACTTTTGGTGATGGATCCGCAAAAGCTAACGCAACATTTTTAAATGGCCTTGTGATTGGTGATGGAGAATATTTAACAACACAAGGACAACCAAGTTCTTACGATGTGTTGCAAAGTACCAAGTATAATAATTTCACATATCAAATTACACTTGAAAAAGAAATTGCAAAATATAGAGAAGTTTTGTTGAATCTATTGCACCCAACAGGTACAAATGTAATTGGTCGTTATGCATTAAAATCAAACAATAAAGTTTATCATCATGCACAACAAGGTTTATATAGTGGACAACCATTAGCCTATTTCTTGGGTGAGTACATTTCTGATGTACTCAGTATCACCACAAGTTTTACCAACAAGAGTAACAATGTAATCAAATTCAATAATAAACTTGGTGCAAATTTGGAAACATTTATATTTCCAAATGCAAGTACAATTGCAATTAAAAATGACAATGGTGCCAACATCAAAGCTTTGGTTATTGGTGTTAATAACACAGCAAATTCAATAACAATTGCAAGTAATGTTTGGTTGACATTTGGAAATGTGGCCGTTGTTACTGGTACCTCGGGCACCAACACACTAAATATTACATCATTGACTGGTCAATTTGATTATGAAAACAATGGTGTTTATAGTAACACAAGTTATCCATTAAAAGATATTGTTTACGCCGGCGATTCAATTCAAGTAAACACAAATGTATACACAGTTAAATCTGTGAACTACTTGCAAGATAAAATTGTTTTAACAACTAACTTATCTTCTAATGAAAACACTTTACTATCTGTTAAGAGAAACTTCATTGCAAATAGTACACTTTCATCAAATCAAATTAA